AGTACTCCATGACGACACGCTTCGTGCCGTCATCTTTCAATACCATGACTTGGACGCACTCAACCCAAACGGCTGAGGGCGTCTTCGACACGCTTTCGGCTAGCCCGAAAGCGTAGGCTTCTCCGGGTCCACACCACACTGACCGTCGTCTCTTTTCTTTATGGGAGAAGACTCCAGTGCCGCATTCTTCGATTAAGAATTGGTCCATTTTTTGATCCTTTGGCAATGCTAAAGAATTTAACTGGGTACAAAAACATTTTCATTGGAGAAATGTAAATTTTTAAATTTCTCCCGTAAGATACAAACTGATACAGATGAAAACAATACACGTAAAAATAATCACAAATAAGTCTAACCATTCATCTCCGTCGGCTTGTGGGCCTGGACCAATGTGGTCCATTTTCTCTCCTTTTGTTTGACGTTCCGACCGGCACTTCGCTGGTCGGACGTGAGACAGGTAACTACCTGTCGTGAGATGATAGTTACATTGCGATGGGCGAATGACTGCCTATCGCGTTCTCCAGGCGGGACAGAGTTTCCTCTGCCCACATACGGCCGCCATAGTCATCGGGTACGATGACTAAAATATCCCATCCGCCAGCTTCAAGTGCAATGATTGAGACAACGATCCCTTCGAAACTTTCTACCCTTAACTAGCCCTGACGGGGCTGGTTCACCTGGAGAGTGTACGCTCTCCAGGTGATCCCGTCCTCGGTATCTCCATGTCGCATGGACATCTCCGCCTCACGGCGGATTTTGGGGCCGATGTTCAGGAGGAGTTTTGTAAACTCCTCCGCGCTGGCGTTCGCCAGCAATTCCCATTGGCCTTGAAGCGATGAGAACGCCGCTTCGTTGAGTCCATCGAGCATATCAAGGCTCGACAGAAAAATCTTCGACTGAATCATCTTCGTTCTTCGTTTGTTTTCCACTGACGATCCGACCGACACTTCGTCGGTCGGACTTTCCTACTTTACCTACCAATATAAAATATTTTTACAATCATTATCAATTCTCCGGAGATCAATTCTCCGAAGCAATCCGGGGTTCACATTGACATTTGATGAAGCCGTTTAGACCGAGGATTCGCTGATTTTCTGGAGAGTCTTCTTTCATACATTCGGCGGACCATTCCGCACTTTCCTCATCGAAAACATGATACACATCGATCCATTGCCCTGCTCGAAGCCATTGTAGTTTGTCTCCTACTGAGAAATTGGAGTACGTCTTAGGTACACTTGCTGTCATCCCCGCCGCGATTCGTTTTGCACGGATCGCTGAACGTAACTTACCCATCTTTAGCCCTCTAACACTTGTACTATTGTTCCATAACGCGATGTGCGTTATGGGAAGAACGATCACGGGGATTCGAACCCCGTTTGGTTCCATTGATCGTTGACACCTATACCTGCCCTATCGGGCAGGTATAGGTGGTAGACTATTTAGTCAAGCAATAATTACTCTTTGCTAAAGATCCAAACCTTCTTTAAATCGGCCTCAAACTTTTCATGACTCCATTCCCCGTTGACCTGCTTGTCATGAGCGGCCTGGACCCAGTGGAGGTCTTTGGGTGAGACGGTTACACCATCACGTTTCGGCAGCCAATCCCAGTCTACCCCCTTCTCAAGTAGATCATAAACTGGCTTTCCCTCCATCTCCACGTCATATACGTCATCCGGAATGATGACGCCTACCGCACATTTCTTTCCATCTTTCCCCCGATAGGCACAGGTTCCGTCTTCGGCACTTGCCGGAAAGCCTCCCGACTTAGAAGTCTCGATGAGTAAGTTGAAGTACTCTTGCGTGGTCATTTTCATCTCCGTTTGTGTTCCACTGACGATCCGACCGACGAAGTGTCGGTCGAATTCCTTTTGTTCCATAATTGTAAAGTATTTTTCACATTCATTAGATGAATGTGATATATTGAAAGGTAAATGTATATATATAGACATTGATATTGATATTGAATGGATAGATCAGATTGGCCGTTCGACACCTATACCTGCCCGATAGGGCAGGTATAGGTGTCTGAATTTTTATTCGCCCCACATATCATCTTCTTGCTCGGGGATCTCGTGATCCCTACAGAGATGGATTTCACCATCGGTGCTTTGGCAGAGACTGCGAGTCCCGAACGAATTCGGAACCTCCACCAAGGCAATTTTGCATACACACCCGCATTTTGCGGTCACCATATCGTAACGGCCTACCCGCGAACGAGTCGGCGAAACGAATTGTTCGCGTGCCGAGTAATTGCTGTCCATGACGATGGTCTTGTTCATTTCATCTCCCGTTTGCGTTTGTCTGACTGTTCGACCGACACCTTGTCGGTCGAATTTCTTTGTTAATCCATGATTGTAAAATATTTTTACAATCATTAGATCTATACGTTTAAAGATAGATATATATACATTGAATAGAAAGAAAAAAAATCAGTAACGAGGGTTGTATGAGGATCTATCGAAATCGTCCATACTCGAGTGGATGAATTCGTCCATGAATTCATCTACTTGAGTCTCTGGGCAACCGTCCTGCACAAGCAATTGGCGAATGGTGTCTAGATCGCCCTCCGCTTCACAGTAGTTTCCCTCCAAGAGGTCTCTCTTGAGACCTCGCCCTCTCACATTCAACCCTCGAATGATTTTTGCGACATCTTCACTTTTCATCGCTTGTCCCTTTTCTTGGTTGTCCTGTGCGGGCCACATTTTGTGGTTCGCACATCTCTTTTAATCCATGATTGTAAAATATTTTTACAATCATTAGATTAATTTGATATATTGAAAGAGTAAATAGTTAGTAAGCTAACTATCAAAGGGCTATAAGATTGTCAAAATATAATGTGAAACTATTCTCAATATTGAGAATAATTTTTATTTCAAAAAAAAAAAGATGTCCCCGCCCCCTTGACTTTTGAAAAACGGACATAGAATAAGAGATAAAGGGTGAAAGTGAAAAGGTGAAGATGAGTCTGAGTGTGAGTCTGAGTGTGCATGGAGCATAGAGAGGGAGGGTGCGAAGCAACCCTCCCTCGACTAGGTGAAACGGTGATGATCAGGGTGAGACGGGAGGTGAGGTTGCTTCGCACCTCACCTCCCTCACCGAGATCAGATAGATCAGATGATACACTAGATCAGATAGATATACATAGGGTGAAGATGAGCATGAGCATGACATACACCCTCGACTGATCCGACTTCGTCGGATACAGTCTCGGCTGATGTGAGACGGAGGGCTCAGGGCTCAAGGCTCATCCTCATCACAGGAAGAGCGAACGGGGTACGGACTTTACAGCCGTCCCTCATGGGCTATGGCTAGGCCGTACTCGCCGCCAAATAGGCGGAGTGTGAGTACGGCCCAGTATTGGTCCACGACTGTCATGATCCCCACGAACCGTTGATTGGGCTCGTGGAGATCGACTGTGCGTACCCCATTTGTCTTGGCATCTCTGGCCAAGTTTTCGAAGATGAATCTTGGGGTCATTACGAATTCGTTCTCAAGCGTAATCTGTTCGGTCACTAGATCTCCTTGGACACTTGGTTTCTAGTGATCTCAAAACGAACTGGTGGGAACGGACCACGATCCTTCGGGGATCCACCATCCGCACCCAGGGTACCAAAAGTCTGAATTCCTGGCGGAGTTCCATCCTCCCGGGTAATAAATCTTTCCACTGGTACAAATCATTTCCTTGAAGCCGTAGCCACTCAGACGGACGATGAAGTCGCGGAGGGAAAATCCTTCCGCTTTGAATTTTGCTGATTCGGATCGGTCTGATTCAAGGTTTCGAATCCGGACCACGACGAGGTTCGACAAACCGGGGAACGATTGGGGTGGTGACATTTCGATCACCTTCTCTCCTTCTCGGAATACTTCCTCGTATTGCCCATTCCATTCGACCATGGGGATAGGGTTGGAAAGGATCTTCTCGACCTGTTCGATGTTGACCATGTTGACCATGACGATCTCCTTGGACACTTGGGTTTTAGTAATCTCAAAGCGTGGCCACATCCCCGTAGGAGCATCCTACGGGGATGCTCCATTGAGCATCGGGGTACCAGAACTCCGTGGAAGAGAGAGAGTTCCATCCCCCGAGGTAATGGATTTTCCCAGTGGCATACTTCATAAAACGGTATCCGTCAATGTCGAGGTTTCGAATGAATTCTTTGAGCGGCCTTCCATCCGCCTTGAACTTCGACATCTCGATACGACCCGTCTTAAGGTTTCGGATGCGGACATAGACGAGATTTGAGAAGCCTGGGAATGTCAGCGGTGCTGACATTTCTACGACCCTATGACCTTCCCGAAAGATCTCCGTGAAGGACTCGTCCCAGAGTCCCATTTGGACAGGGCTGGAAAGGATCTTTTTGATCAGAACAAGATCGACCACGATGTTCTCCTTGTTTGGACACTCATCTCAGTAGATTATTTTTCAGTTCATGAAGACATCGACAAGGGGGGCAAGTTCCTTGCCCCCCTTGTCGATGTCTTACTTCTTAGCGAGGGAGAACCGCTCCCTCAACTTGTTCGAAGGCGTGACCTTCGTTGTGGTCACGCTCGCCTTCCGGGCCCCGGAGAGCCTCCGTCCGGGGCCTTCATAGGCTTCCGGATCGTTCGCGGGGATCACCCCGTCGAACCGGACCTGACGAACCTTCTTCTCACGACTCTCTTTCCAGGTTGAGAAGACCGTCCATTCGACTTGGACCGTCTCCGGAGGAGGAGACTTGAAGACGGGAGCCTCTTTTCCCACTGGCCAGCGATACTCAATCGTATCTTCGGCAGAGGAGACGACGTCCATGAGGAGCTTACAGAATTCTGGACGGTCCACATAGGATTTGAAATCGATTCCACCACCCTCCTTGGGTAGGTAGTATCCGAGCTTGAGACGCGCGCCTGAAGCTTTGATCGATTCGAGTTGGGAACGGGCGATCTCCGCCCGTTCCAACTCCGTCCATTCCTTTCCCGATTCTGAGAACCGTCCGACAATCGGGAGCAAGCCTGATACCTCGCGGACAGCTCCGGCTAGCGATCGGGCATCTGACAAGAGACGCAGGTATGCGTCCCATGACTCATGGTCGATCCATGAACCGTCGTTGTCTCGCTTGTAATCACCGATGATCGGGAATGCTCCGATCACCTCTCCATCTTTCTTTGCCACCTGTAGCGTTCGTGAATGGACGCCGACCTCGACATCCTCCTCGATGATCCAGTCGGCTTGGACAACGGTGTCCAAGAGGAACATTTTCCCTTGCTTCTGGACAGCGAGGATTTCATCCGGCCATGGGGCCGTTAACTTAACCGTATAATTGAAGTACTGATCCGTCAAAACTATCGGGTCCAAAAGGACCATCGATTCGCCTTGCCCTTCTTCCGGTGATGGGGACGGGCCATTTAATGCCCGCGTGTAATCGAACTCCGTAACATCTTCTGAACGGATTTCCATCGCATACTGGAGAAAATCTTCTGCGGGCACTAACACCCGCTCGTTGATCCATGCGAGCTCAGGAGATACGAACTTGCGTGTCAGCACCACGTCTTCTGTGAGGACGCGACCCTGGGCCTTGATGGGAAGCCCATTCTTTCCAAGAATGGGCTTCTGAATCATTTGGAGCTCAACGGAAGTCGTAAGGACCCCCGTGACGTAGCCCCGTCGTTTGCAAGCGTTGATGAACTCGTTCAATTGGAGTGGTCCCGGCGACCAGTCCGCCTCGAGTCCCTCACGGAGACTCGATCCTGAGAACTGGATGGAGCCACCCTTATCCGATCGCGGAATGATTCCCGACTCTTCAGCGTTGGCTTTGCGTCGAAGGTCGCCGGGACACTGAACCATTCCGACGGTGAGCCAGGGCGACCTGGCGTCGTCTTCCGACGCCTCCTTTCGGCGGCTCACTTTTCGCCTCTTGGGGGCGAAGTCCGACCCGTCCATCCAATGGAGCGGGCGACGTTTACCTCCACCGTTTCCAGATCGAAGGTGGGGCGGTAGAGTCTGCCTCTCCTCATCCGGACTGGTATCCAGTCCAGGGGCGAAACTATCGAATTTGGCATATTGACCGTAGTCGGCCTGTAGGCCAAACAAGTTCTGCCATTCCCGAACCACGCGTCCAACAGCGGGGTGGGCATTGATGTATGCCCACAGGTTGTCGTGCAAACTGTTTGGCTCGGTCATCACCGAGCCGTCCTTATTCTTCTTGAACAGGGGGACGAACCCCCGTGCGTGATCCAGCCTTCCGGCCGAGACCTCTCGTTCGGCGGAGAACAAGAATTCGTCCATCCGGAATCCAATTGGGCCGCAAGCCGCCAACCACGCCAAATATCGCAGGTCGCATTGCTCGAAGAACTGACCGGGACGAGCCCAGTCTTCTCCGCTCTGTACTGGGCCGAACTTCCAACCGCCCGTTTCCGAGGCGGTTGGGAGACGTTTGCCCATCCAATTCGCCACAAGATGGAAAGTGTAATTAGCGCTCGAGCCTTGCGGCTCGAGGTCGCACATCGGTACGACTGGAATCTGATCTCCCTTTTTGACGACCAGGATGTCGCCATCCTTGATCGTCTTCACATCGAAGCGGCTACCGTCGGTGGCGTGAAACACTTTCACACCGACCGACCGGTACGACAGGGCGTTGGGGAATTTCTTCCTCAACGCCTTCTTGACCGGATGTCCCTCTGGGCCGAAGAAGACGAACGAGTTTTCCGACGAGTACGCTTGACGAGCCATCGTGCGCGCGGTAGGTTACTACCGCCTCCTGGTTACGTCTGCTCGTCGATCTTCTGAAGTGAAGACGAGCAAACACATGTTTCGGACCAGACGGGTAGGGCCAGTGAGTTGACGCTCACTGGCCCATTCCGCCATTGGTGACTGGGGATTCGAACCCCTGATCTCTTGATCCCCGGCCATTCCGGGAGTCACCAACACATCAGATTCTTTTAGGAAAAATACTTTTTACCTCACGCCTCTCAGGTGATGTTATATTTTGTATCACCTATCGACATGACGATTATAAATGAAAGAAGAAGGGAGAGGAGCGTAGCTCCTCTCCCTTCTTCTCATACTCACAACGGGGTGAAAAGCATTTCACCACTAGCCCGTTTCGACTATCGACCGAGCACGTAACCCAGTCCAGCCGACAGGGCGTAAGCCCCGCCAAGGTAGACTAGCCAACCCCAAGGGGTCAGCATTCCAGCCGTGACACAGACGAGACAGTAACCGGCGTGTCGCACACTCATCTTCATCTTCATCTCCTTCTTCTTTCACTCACTTCGTACGCCCCACGTGCCTCGTAGGCGTACCTCAATGGGAAAGGCGACCCGGAGATAGCCCAAGCTTAACGATTCGTTAGACGCGCGCGTAGCTCGACCTGAGCGTAGCACACCCTAGAACCATGGACTCATCTACAGATGAGTACTTTTCACCTCACGCATTCCCAATACCGATCATCTCGGACTTCGCCAAACTATCGAATAGCCACCGCCACCAGACTTTCGCGCGTAGCGTAGCCAGCCAACACCGCCACGACACACCCATGGCGTAGCACAATGGCTTCGCCAAACCATCGAATAGCCGCTAGCACCATACCCCTGGCGTAGCGTAGCCAATACTAACGGAGGCGCACGAGGCGTAGCCAACACTAACGGAGGCGCACGAGGCGTAGCACAATGGCTTCGCCCAAGCCTCCAACGAGTACCGTCACCAGACCCCTGGCGTAGCCAGCCAACAACAACAAAGGGAGGCGCACGAGGCGTAGCAGAGAGGCGTAGCCCCTTACTAATCATCGTGGTCGCCCACGTCGGGGTGCGACCATGTTTGGGCTTCCATCTGGGAGAAGCCCTTCAGGTTCTCCCGCATCCTCCCGCAGAACTTCTGCGGGTAATAATCCGTAACCATTGATCATACAAAAGATGATGTCCGGGTGGTGGTCCCCTTCAAAACGCAACCCCCAAGGGCCATCTGCAACCGACAGCCATTGGCTGGCATTAGACCAGCGAACAGTTGTGTTGGCGATGCGATCAGTTTTGCGGGGTTCATACCCGCCAATAGCTTGTCCCTCGGCGTCCCAGTGAAGGGCGCCTACGATACGGCCAGACAGATTACGGTACTCAATCAGTAGCATCTTTTTCTCCTTTATCGACAGAGTGTCTTCCCGAAGTAGGAAGACACTGATTCTTCAACTTCAACTTCAACTGGTGTATTCAGTAATTTTCCAATAACTTCCACACAATCTCCAGAAGGTCCTTGGCACTCTGTAAGTGGTCTGTATTCGACCACGATCCAACAGGATGGGCCAAGGACTCTTCCAACTCATCCTGGGCTTGAGCCAGGCTTGGGAACAACTCGTCTGATGAGTTTCGCATGTGGGCTGCCATCTCGATCTCATCCATTTCCGTTCGGATGAAATCTTTTGTGGACTTGACACACACCATCAGCATCTCGTAGTTCATCTCGATCTCCAACTTGAGTACTCTTCCGAAGTGGAAGAGCAAAGACGCCCTCGGGGACTTGAACCCCGACGTGTGCCACTAGGCGTCAGGTTTTAGTTATGAAGGATCTCCGTAGATCATCTGGTGCCACAGCACCTCCAATTCCTCGATCATGGGTTCGATCAGCTCCCGATCGACATCTGTTGTCCTTAGGATCTCCAGCAACGCCACGAGCTTCTCGAACCGCTCAACAACACTGTTCGGAACCATCTCGATCTCCAACTAGAGTGTCTTCCCGAAGTGAGAAGACGAGACGACCTCGCGGAATCGAACCGCGATACACCAGTGGTCGTAGGAGTTACAAAAGGTCGAGAATCGTCTCGACCTTTAAATGCTCACTTCTTGCGTAACGCCTCGAGACGCTCCAGGGCGTCATCGGCGACAGCCTTGGCTTTCTTATATGCCACCTCAGCCTCGTACATGACACGTTGCTCCGGTGTGAGGACGGCCAGTGCCGTCAGTGAATGACGTATGTAGCCTTCTACGTCCTGATCGAACATGGCCGTGTAGGCCATCATGGAACCAAGTTCTTTGTCAATGAGCTTGGACACACCCTTTGGAGCCTTGCGAGCTCCCACCGCCACCAAAGCCAAGAAGTTTTTGTAATCCTTTTGAGTGAGACAATACGTCTCACCGTGAGCGGTCTTGATTAAGTAAGTCATTTCACAAATAATCATGCGACCGGCGACGTCCAAAGGTTTGCCATCAACCGTGATCCCCTTAGGGATCATTCGATGTTTGGCCGCATAGTTCTTAGCGAACTCGAACATCTCGCCCATAGACTCGAACAGAACCACACCACCACGAGCCGTCGTCACTTCAATCTTCATCGTAATCTCCATGTGCGGGCACTGCGGCCCGCGTGTGTATGTAAGTGGACTGCGAACTGGGAACTGCGAACTGTGAACGAGTGAAGGGCGAGTGCGAAAGCACTCACCCTTCGTGAATGGACAGATTGCTGAAACTACGGTCATTCGCCTTTGAGTTCTCGAATCGTGATTCCCCAATCGAACACACCAAGGCTTCCCGGCCCCACCATTGATGGTAGGGCCCGACGAATGCACACTCCTTTCGGAAACTCTCGATGTCGGAGCTTTGAGTACTCCGAGACACCCGCGTTATAACAACACGCGATGTAGATCACCAAGTGATGATCCACACCGACTTCGACCTGGATTTTCTTGGGCAGCCATTCTGCCAAGAAACTCGAATCTTTCAATTTATTATCAAGGCGGATGGCGGTGTACCCATCCGCCGTTTGGCCGTGGCACACGACCACGTACGCCCCATCTACCTTACGGTAGATCGCGTACCCGTTGTCTCCCGTAGCGAGGTCGCCATCACTAGCGACCAATTTTGCTTCAATGCAGATCATTTCGATCTCCAACTTGAGTACTCTTCCACTTCGGAAGAGCAAAGACGCCCCACCAGACTTGAACTGGTGTGTGTGCCACTAGGCGTCAGGTTTTAACTACGACCATTTCCGTAGTTTCTGAATCTACAGTACGTGTGCCCTACTGGGCTGACCCTCGATGACCCTCGGTATGCCCGTCGAAGTCTTATAAGCGTATTGGAGTCCTGTGCGATAGCGGAATGACACGAAGAGAATTTATCGTTATCCAGGATACGGCGGACATAATCTTCCACATCTTCATCGAACATGCTGGTCCATGGCACCATCGATCCGGGCCCTGCGTCAGTTAACTTTAATACGCTCGCTGGGGCCTTGCGATCTCCTCTCGATACTGACTCCACGAAATTCTCATACTCAAAACGGTTGAGACAATATGTGTAGCCGCTAATCGTTTCTACGAGATATACCATCTCGCACATGATCATGCGACCAGGTGTATCGATAACTTTGTTGTCGATCATAATCCTCTTCGGCAGACGCCGGTATACACGGGCATAGGTTTTAGTGAACTCGAACATCTCGCTCATGGACTGGAAGGACATAACACCGCGACCCGTCGTCACTTCAATCTTCATCTGGATCTCCAACATGAGTGTCTTCCTGAAGTAGAAAGACGAGACGACCTTGCGGAATCGAACCGCAATACCCACCAGTGGTCGTAAGGGGATGACGAAAGGTCGAGACAATATCGTCTCGACCTTTAGAGAATCACTTCTTGATCAATGTCTGGATCATCTCCAGACGTTGCTCTGGCGTGAGGGGCGACAGTACCTGCTCGATATATTCTTTGACCTGCGTTTCAAAATTCTTGGTGGAACTAAAGGTAAACGTACAACCACGATCCTCGACCAACGAGATCAACTGTTCCGGAGCCTTGCGGGCTCCGACCGCAACTAAGGCTACGAATTTACAGTAGCTCTCGTAGTTGAGGCAATAACTGTCACCACTGACAGTCTTGACAATGTATTCCATTTCTGCGTATGTCAACATCTGAGCACTGTTCGCCTTCCAACTGCCGGACGTGACGCTCTTTGGCAGACGCCGATGTTTGGCGGCGTACGCCTTCACGAACTCCACCATCTCCACCTTTGTTTTAAATTCCAACACCACGTCACCGACCGTCGTGACCTTGTAGTTCGTTTCGTAGTTCGTTTTGTACTTCATCTCGATCTCCAGCCAGGGTGTCTTCTCGAAGTGAGAAGACGATGTCGCCCCACCAGACTCGAACTGGTGTGTGTGCCACTAGGCGAATGGTATTAGCTTAACTCCCTTTGGTAACGACGAATGTCCTCTCGAACTAACCGCTCACGGATGATCAACTCTTCGAGTTCTTTCATTGAGATGAAAGAACTCCAGATCGAAATCTGGAGTCGGAGAGATCCCAGCTCAGACAGTGCCATTTCCAGAATTGTCTCAATCATGCCAATGTCCATGTGATCTCCAGTCATGAGAGAAGGGAAGGCGATAAATCGCCTTCCCTTCGTGTGTGTGGGAATCAGGATGAAAGGTCGAGATGATATCATCTCGACCTTTAGAGAATCACTTCTTGATCAATGTCTGGATATAGTCCTCGACATCCTCCTTAAACATTTCGAGCCAGGGGTGCATGACCCCAATACACTGAAAGTCGGACCAGAGATCCAACTTTCGTAACCTCCACACTTCAAGCGGAGTCTTCCGCTTCCCCGCTCCGACTAAGGCCACGAAGTTTTCGTAACCCTTTTGGTCAAAGCAATACCCGTCTCCACCGGGCGTCGGTTTGATCAAATAAGCCATTCCACACATGACCATCTTGTTAGCGATGGCCACATGGCAACCATTGAGCCGGATCGCCTTCGGCAACTGGCGATGCCGGACGGCATACCCCTTGACGTACTCGATCATGTCCGTCATGGACACGAAGTCGATCGTCACATTGTGGAACGTCGTCACTTGAATCTTCATCTGGATCTCCAACATGAGTGTCTTCTCGAAGTGAGAAGACGAGACGACTTCGCGGAATCGAACCGCGATATGCACCAGTAGTCGTGATGGATGACGAAAGGTTGAGATGATATCATCTCAACCTTTAGAGAATCACTTCTCGGGCAACCTGATCAATAGTCCGAGGTTGACAAGACAACCTCACGTGTCGGCATCACCATTTCGCGGATGGCATCCGCGAAACGACTCAGGTGGTACTCTTCCATAACCTCCGCCAGGTATTTCAGATCGTCTTGGTCTCCACGGAACATCAGCTCACATACGTTATGCAGGACGTCGAGGAAGTATTCGTCGCCCTTATTCAAGGACATAGTGAGCCTACAGTCACCCTCTCCATGGGTAATCTCAAGGAGGATGATGTCACCCTCCTTGACACGCAGACACTTGAACTCGAAGCCTTCAACGATCTCAACTTTGAACATGCGAATCTCCAACATGAGTGTCTTCTCGAAGTGAGAAGACGATGTCGCCCCACCAGACTCGAACTGGTGTGTGTGCCACTAGGCGAATATTCACTGTTCGTGAATAGATCCACGATTTCGCGTGTAATACTCCTTCTGACTCTTTGAGTCAGCCAAGATGTCCGCCTCAATCCGGTTCATTTCCTCTCCGATTCGAAGAGTCGTCTCTTCGAATAGAACATCCAACTGGTTACTCTCTCTCAGCATCGCCTCTAATGAGGCCTCACGGGGACACCTCGTACAGAACTCGAACATTTCCGTTATTGATTCGAGTGACATCACGCCTGACGCCATCTGTTCGCAGATGGCTCTGAGCTCGTTACCGACCTGATCGACGATGGTCGCGATCAACTGATCGGTTTCCATTTCGAACTTGACGTTGTCTTCAGTCATCGTGCGCACAGCGCACTTAGTCTTGGCCACGGTTTAATCTCCAACTGTGGGCACATGCCCAGACACGAGAAGAGGGTGACCAACATGGTCACCCTCTGTATATCTTGACAATCATCTAGACGTGCATAAGCATCTCGCGGAACGCATCCGCAAACCTCTGAAGGCACGCGTCCTCAATTGCCAACCTAATCGTTCCGAGGTATTCTGAGTTCTCGCAGAAGAGCTTCTTACAAATGAAACACGGAATCTCAACGAAGTACTCATCTCCCTTGTTGAGCGCCATGCTCAACCCGCGACCGCCCGTCGCGTGCGTAATCTCAAGGAGGACGATGTCGCCTTCCTTAACACGCAGACACTTGAAGTCCACGTCTTCGACGATCTCAATCTTCATCTGTATTCTCCAACCTGAGTGTCTTCCCGAAGTGGGAAGACAATGTCGCCCCACCAGACTTGAACTGGTGTGTGTGCCTACACAGGGCAAACTGGATCAACTCAATTTTTTCACAACATCCACTGTGTGGTCATCTACTGTGTGGTCATCACAGAAGTAGGTAGACAACGAGCAGGAGGCTAAGTACGCAGCCCGTGAGAGTCACCATTTTGATCATCGAACTTCGACAGTCCTTGCGGATGGCCATGACCGCATCATGGGCATCCATCCGCTCTTCGAAGCGAGACATCATTAGGTCGCAGGGAACGGCCATGTCTACCTTGGGCATCACCACCGTCGTGACGACCGAAGCGGTCGTCACGACGCAGACGGCCTTCGCGGCTTCGCATCGGGCGATAGTCGCCGCACATCGGGCGATGGATGCCCGTTCCATCTTTTCACAGATGGCTCTCAGTACATTGGCACGCTCATTGATGATGGACGCGATCAACTGATTGGTCTCCATCTCGAACGCTACATTGTCCTTAGCCATCATCCGAACAGCGCACTTCATGGTCTTCATGCTTCAATCTCCAACTGTGGGCACATGCCCAGGGACGAGAAGAGGGTGACCAACATGGCCACCCTCGTGTAAACCCAGACTCTGATCAGTTTTTACTTTGTCGAACCAGTTTCTGCTCTAACATGGCGAGAGCACGTTCTAAGAGAATCGCGGCCACCATTCGGAGGCTTTCGTTCTCGAACTGAAGGTTCTCTTGGTGCGCCGCTTCAGCCGCACATTGCATCCTACCTTCATCTGCCGTGCGAACAGGACGTCTAATCTTCATGCTTCAATCTCCAACTTTGGGTACATACTTACGGACGAGAAGAGGGTGACCAACATGGTCACCCTCTGTTAGGCGATCACTTCGGGCCATGCTTGGCCTTGAACGCGGCCCACTTTGCGTTTTCAGCCTGGAATTTCTCTTCCCGGGCCTTAGCCTCTTGAGCCAAGGTCTCCATCTTCGCGTGGATGGCGTCAAGTCTGGCCTGTCCCTCTTTCCACTCCTGTTCGCGTACCTTAGCTTGCTCTTGTGCGGCCAGCACACGTTCCTGATCGGCCAGCACACGCGCCTGATCGGCCAGCACACGCGCCTGGTCCGCCGCCGCACGTTCCGCCTTGCGTTCAGGCGACGTGTAATCTTTCAGATTGGTCAACTTCTTCGCCGTTTCTTCGAGCGACTCCGCGAGGTCGGCGAGCGTTTCCTTGAGTCGCTTGACATGGATCAAGTAACTCTCAGCCTTCGTCAGAACGACCGTCTCGGTGCCCATGTAGGGCACGATTTCAACGGTCACGGTTGGCGTCGTCTTAAGATCGAGAAGACGACTCTTCAGACGCAGATTGACGGACTTGGTGACCTCGACGCTACAGATCTCGACATTGATGCTCTCCATTTTCACACCCTCGTCGGCCCCGATAGGGTTAAGGGGGGGATACTTTCATCACCAGACGGAGTACCACCCACCAGACACGACAGGACCCCACTTCCAGCCGTGCCTTTTCTCTAGTCTCGTATCCACATATTTCCATTTCAGTATTGGTCCCCTTTTGAAACGTCTCAAAAAAATCCGGGACTATTTTCCAGACTTTTGATAAGTCAGGGGTATGTGCTTAACATGAAATAAAAAAAGGGAGAGGGGGTAGGTAAGAGCGAAGCTCTTACCTACCCCCTCTCCCTTTTAGTCTGCCCTTATATTATTTACCCGATTCGTCTTTCCATTTCCTTGTGCTCATCTTATCTATTTGTTGGTCTACTGAGCTATGCCCACGGTCTTCAAGATCATCTCCTCTGGCCGATTCTGCCCCATGAAAGTCATACGTTTCTGTTTTGGCCGTCTCGACTTTCCCGATTACGCTAAGGGCTCTGGAGCCGCCCATACGGAGATCTTTCCTACTTTGAGAGTTCCGGCCTGTCGTATCGTACCACTGGTCCCAGAAGTCGCGTGTGCTCATCTGGTCATCCTTGATTCGGTTTACCCAAGTCGTGAGTGTCTTGGAGATTTGGTTTGGGTCGGTCGGAATGATTGGGCTTCCATCCCGGTTCTGCTCGAATTCCAAATGTGGATCTGCGAATGTAGACGCCGCAAAGAATGCTTCTCTGGCGATGTGTTGGACAAGAGGCTGAGCTTGGATTGGCCAGTGTTCGGTCGGGTGTTCGCGGAAGAATCGGTGGAGAGACAATACTCCTTCCCGTACACCCAGGTAAGAGTTCGCCTTCTGGATTTGTTCCAAAGTTCCCAAGGCTCGCTTCCACGACGTGGGTAATTGCATGGTGTACCATTCCCAAGCTTGAGGTTTCCATGAAGGATCATTATTTGCTATTTCAACTGCTGTCATGAGTTCCTTAGGCTTTGGGAGTCTTTCCCCATTCGGGCCAACGATTGTGAAATGGCCTACTCGATCTTCTTCTTCACGGAGATATTTATCCGTGACCCAGTTCAATTGTCGATGGGGATCGACTAGCCCTGTCGAGTCTCGGACAATTTGTCGTTGCTCTTCAACCTTCTTCCCTGTCAAATCATCCACGTATGTGAATGTTCCAGCGCCTACTCGTTCAAATCGAGTCGCGGGAAAGTTCGAGCCATTGTAATATGGCGTACCCCAATCCTTAAACTTCGCTTGAGTAAACGGACCATGTCGGTCTAATCGGTCTGGTCTCTGCCACGGGTCAACCTCTTCAAATGCGGAAGGTCCTTCTCCCTTAGTCTTGAACAAGTCCGACATGGATTCGATGTGATCCCGGACTGCATCCTTAACTCGTTCAGCTACTTGAATCCGAACCTTTGGTCCACCAAGACGCATGTCCCAATCATCATGGGCTGACCCATCACCGAAATAAGTGTCGTAAATTTCCAAGAGTGTATCGCGAGATAGAGAGGCGATTGTTCGTCCTTCTTTATCGCCAATCGAATCTTTCTTTCCTCGTACAAGTTCCGTGACTTGGCTTGCGGCTAGATTGTCGAGATAGGATCTGTTCCGATCAAACTTCCGAGTCAGGCTATTATTCTTACGATTATCTAGAGCCGCAATCATATCTTGAGTCCGTCGGATCTCGGCCCCGACTGTTCCCGCCCATGCCCCAGAGTTTGAGATAAGAGAACGAAAGTCATTACTGTGGTACTTCTTTGGGCTATCACCCGCCATACTTTGAAGGCCCTCCCATTTGGCCAGATGAGCGAGAAGACGTTTCCTTTCTACTTCAATATTACCGCGTACACGAGAATAGTCCGCACGTCTCTGACGATACAAGTCTCCGAGGTTCGTTACTTCCATATGGATCCAACCGGGATTCCTTTTCCAATAAGGTCGAGCGCCCAGTTTACCTACCGCCTCCTCGATTTTTGCGGCTTCCATTAAACGAGCTAGGGCACTCGCGTGCAATCTAGACACATGTCCGATTTTGTATTTGATGGCCGTCATGGTATCTTGGATTTCGTTCTCGATGGCCGTCTTGCGATTTTTTTCCATCTCTTCTTCCTGTTCATCCTTGCGGAAATCTGTTCGCGTTACGGTGGTATACGTCCCCCTCGATTCAACTTTTTTCTTCAAACCGTCGGCTTTGACTATTTCAATACGACTGAAATGTCCGCCTGTTTTGGATGCCGCGTTTGTCGAGCCAGACTCGTGGGCCTGCTGGCTAATCAAAGCTTCAATTCGTTTTGCGGCTGGCGTCCCCTCGGCTAGCTTTAAGACTTCTTGACGGACTGAGTTTTTGATATCACCTGACCGGGGTAGACAATTCTCAGCTACAGATTGAACAGTTCCCATGACCAGCCTATCTGTCCCACCCTTAGAAACTTCACCTGCCGCCGAGATTACGAAAGCTCGGACTTTAGGTGCTCGTTGAAGCGAATCATTCAGCATCATCGCGGTCGCGGATCCTGGTCCAAACAATACATCTCCTTTGCGAAGACTCAATATCCCACCCAACTCAGAACCTTTCTTCTGGAACCCATACGCAAGTTTGAATAAATCGGATCGGAATCTTTCCGGGTTCCTGGGAAGGCGTCCTGTCGCCGCGTCGTGGAGTGCCGCCTCAAGTTGAGCAAAGTCTCCAGATCCCATCCCTGTTCGGGGTGCGCCATTCGGCAAGACTCTCTTTAGATCCACGTGTGATTTATTGTTCTGGTCAAATTGTTCGCCTGCTCTTCGTTCTCTCATGGTCGGTCTCTCTTCTATACTTGATATGTAATCCATCATTGACTATCTTGAATAAGGGCCCTCCGCGTCCACATCACTTTGTTGCCCCCGAACAAAATTCTACCGACCACAGGTAAAGCATGCGCGCCTTTGAATACGCCGAGTCGGTATTCCGCGCGATCGCGGGTAAGCCACCCAAGGGTGGTAAGGGCAATGATCGGCGTGACTTGGGCGATGTCTTCACGCCTGGTGGTGGTCCTTCGCACGTTACGAATGCCTGGACCGATTATCGGGTTGAACAAGTTCGTCAGTTCCGACATTGGGTCTACATCGCTATTGATCGGATCGCCTGTAAGGTTGCACAACAGCAACCCAACGTTGGTTATGCCCGTCAAGCCGGTCCCAGACAGAAGCATCTCGCGGCCCGGACCAAGGCTCTCACTCCACTTCGTGAACAAGAATTCCTTGAATCCGTGGATGATGATCACCCTCTGATGCGGCTTCTTCGTGATCCCAATGATCCGGACACGGCCTACGACCTTTGGTACGAGATCATTCTGTTCCTGTGCCTGACAGGGAGCGCCTACCTATGGGTGCCTCGGAATAAGGGCGGGTTCCCGACGGCCCTTTGGGTTCTACCTTCTCATTGGGTTTGGCCCGTCGTCGGCGACAAGTCTCGCTTTATCGACGCTTATGAAATTCGCCCCGTTGAGGGGAATTACCTCCGGCGGATTTATCCCGCCGACGAAATCATTCATATCAAGTTTAAGAATCCGAGTCACAAGATCGACGGGTTCTCGCCTATGACGGCGGGCGGACATTGGATTGATGGCCAACTCTCGATCGATCGTTCGCGCTGGCACACCTTTCGGAACAGTGCATTCCCTCATGCCGCCTTCGAGTTCGATTCTCAGTTTAAAGAATTGGATCAGGACGAACTCGAACGTATCGAGGCCAAATATTTCTCTCGCTATGCTGGTGAAGCACGGGCAGGTAAACCTTACATTCTGCCTCCTGGTGTCAAGGTCCGGAATCTTTCCGTCAGTCCCCGCGAGATGGATTTCTCCGCTAGTGCGGATCAGATGAGAGATAACATCCTCGCCCTATTCGGCGTGCCAGCGGCCGTAGCGGGGATTCAAAAAGACTTAACCTATGGATCTGTTCGTGCTTCCATCGCCTCATTCATGTCTCTGACGATCAATCCCAAGACACGATTCTTGGGACAAGTCTTGACAGAGAAGCTAGCCCGTCTCTACGACCCGTCTTTGCGGGTATGGTGGGACGACGCTACGCCCGACGATCCAGAGATTGTCGAGAAGCGAATCCTGACAGACGCCGCACTTGGAGCCATCACTCCAAGTGAAGTGAGAGCCCTACGTGGCCGTGAGCCATATCCGCATGGTGGTGATGATCCGTTCATTCCCAATCTTGGCTTGATCTTACCTTGGAACACAGGGAAGCCAAGCGAAGTGATTAACCCGTTCTCCGACAAGAAGAAACCTCTGGACGAATCGGATGAGTCCGACAAAGTCTTAGAGAAAGATCCCGTTGAGAAGCCTACTAAAGATCCTCAGAAGGACCAAGACAATGAGTGAACAGACTTTGGATTCGGTCTTGGATATCCTGAAGGCTCGACGCTGGGATCCGGCCGCTGGTAAATTCCATCAGCCCCGCTCCCGCGACTTTGCGGCTTTCGATAAGGACGCAGGTACGGCTACATTCTGCGACTCTAAGTCCGATGTCATCAAGACAGATGACAAGGATATGAGCGCGGACTTCCTCATCTCGACACCGTCGGGTGATCGAATGGGCGATGTCATCCAGCCTCGTGGATGTCTTGGTCATCTTGATCACTATAAGAATAATGCTCAAGTATTCTTTAATCATAAGTCGTTTGAATTGCCAATTGGTCTTTCGACGCGACCTGGTTCCGATGACTTGTGCGTTTCTGTTTCGGATCAAGGAATCTGGGCGACGTGCTTCTTCCACGGACGCACGCCCGAGAGTACCCAGGTTTATGAGTTGGTCAAACATCGAATCTTGAAGGCCGCATCAATCGGTTTTCGTCCTTTGAAGGGTCGGCTCATTCAAAGTGAGTCGTCAAAGTCCAAGGACAGGGATGTAATTGAGTTTGACAAGTTCTGGCCAGGTATTGAGTTTGAAGAATGGGAATTGTTGGAATGGTCTGTTGTTGGTATTCCTTGTAACCAGGACGCCGTTCGATCTTTCCTCTCGCGTGGTAAGATTGCAGGCGAGAAGATTGCGGAACCTATCCACAAAATGTTGTCCGAGAATTTAGTCCCGGAATCAAAAGTCACCTTAGCCCTCACGGATCTTACAATGCCGACTGGTGATATTATCCTTTTTGCGGAAGATGTGGGCAAGATTGGAGAGGTTGGCGAAATCGGACATCGCGGCCCGGAAGCTATGCCCGATGGATTAGACGTTCCCAAAATTGATCTAGTGGTAGAAGAAGAGATCCTCATCGTGGATTCCTACAAGCCTGTGGAATATCCAAAGCTGTATGTCTCGATGGACGAGTATCAAGAACTCGAAAAGAAATATATCGGGACGATCAAAGCTTTGGAGACGGCGGTTCCCGCCGTCTCCAAAGAGGGTAAGGTCATTGAGCCCTCGGTTCCGGCCGCAGATCCTGATCCGGAAGTGGAAGCTCAACCAGATCCCACTCCCGCCTCGAAGAAGCGCAAAGAACCCGCAGGCGTGGCGGCACTCAAGTTTTTAATCCATGAGTTGGGTGAGATTGATGAAGCTTTAACGTCACGACTCGACTTGATCGAGCATGCCAAGACTGCCCCCTTCTTGGAGGGTGTCAATAGTCAAGTCTGTGCGATGTGCAAAGATGCTTGGAAGTTTGCACGCAAGACTTATCCGGACCATTTCCCCGCTGAGGAAAGTGCGAGTTCGGAAATGCAAGAATCAGCTCCTGAGAAGTCTGTAAAATATGTGGAACCTATCATCGAAAAGACTTTAGAGACTGTCCCGGATACCACTCCTGAACCAGACTATACCTCGCTCTCTAATGCTCTGGATGCGCTTTCTGCGCAGAACTCACGGATTGGAGATGCGATTTACCACCTCACAGGTAAACGTCCTTGACATGCAAAGGTTCAAACCCTTACATTAAATAGGACGACACTTCTTTTTTCACTTCCTGACGGCCCACATGTCTCAACAGCGGTCCCGTTCTAAGCCGACTCCGAAGCATGATTCGGACGTTGCGCCTCTCTTAGCGGGGCGTGAGGAAGATTCTGCGCCCACCGCGCCGGATATCTCTCCTTCGCCCCGCCCCCTCGTACAAGTCCAAGCAACTCCTTCTTGTTCTACTTGTCGACACTGGTTAGCGAAGCGTGGTGTTCATGGCATCTGCCGAATGAATCCTAATTCGATTGTGCATACGCCTACCGAATTTGGTCCACTCTGCGTCCAGCCTGTCACTCTCGCTTCTGATTATTGTTCTTACCACTCTGAATCTTGATCTCTTCACCATTTTCAATCGGGAAGTATTATGCCTGCCACGCTCGACGACATTGCCGCCCGCGTCACCGGCCTCGCCTCTGAGCAGGCGGCACTGGCCTCTCGCTTGGATGATTTGGCATCGCCTGTCGATGCCAATGCTCGTAAATCGCCGGCCTTCCACATTCGTCGTGGTGAGGATCCGCTCAGTTCGCGCGGCTATATGTACTCGCGTCTGTTTGGTTTTTTGACCAACAAGGTCGCCAGAGAGAATGCCAAAGTCGAAATCGACATGTCGAATCGTCTCCAAGAAGAATATGCGGCCCGAGGTCATTACACCAAGGCCGAAACCAACTCGATTCTGGCTCCGCTTTCGAGCCATCACATCTCGCAGATTGACCCTCAGCTTGACGGTTTTGCTCGTGAAGTGAATCAAGTTGTTCGAGCCGGGTCGGCAGGCTTCGATCGTGATGAAGTCATGCGTCTGCGTAAAGCCAACTGGGGTATGGAAAAGGCTCTATCTTGGCAAGATGAGCTTGAGGGTGGTGCCTTGGTCGGCCCGCCGATGTTTGGCGAGTTGATCGAATTGCTTCGTAATAATGAAGTGTTCATGCGAGCTGGTGCCCGCGTTCTGCCCATGCCCGCTAATGGTCGAATCGTTTACCCGCGTCAGACGGCAGGTGCTACGGCTTATTGGGTCGGCGAATCGACCTCGATCGATGAGAGCAACCCGACGACTGGCGACGTGGTGCTCCAGGCCAAGAAGCTGGGTATCCTGAGTCGCGTCCCGAATGAACTCTTCCGCTTCGCCACCATCTCGGTCGAACAGTTCCTCCGTGAAGACCTCATGAAGCAGGCCGCTCTGCGCATGGACAAGTCTTTCTTGGAAGGTGTCGGGTCGGCCCAAGAGCCGAAGGGCATCATCAACTATGCGGGTATCACCGCGCATACGTCCGCTTCGGTCGGTGCAAACGGTAATACGTTCACCCCGGAAGACGTCCTTCAGATGATCGGTAAGGTCGAAGAGCAGAACGCTTCGTTCAACTTCTGGGCCATGCGCCCGTTGATGTATGCGGCCATCGCCAATCGTCGTGCCGATGCTGTCACGGCGGCAGACGGCAAGGGTATGTTCCTCTTCAACATCCTTCGTGAACTGGCCGCTCCGACCCATGACGTAACTCGTGAGAGTGTGGGTGCGCTTCAGGGCTATTCGGTCTATAAGTCGACCCAAGTCTCGAAGGCTCGCACGAAGGGTTCGGGTACGGATCTTTCTTATATCCTTGGTGGCAATGGCCGCGACTATCTGATCGCCATGAGTGGTGTGATGGAGTTTGTGGTCAGCACTCAGGCCAGCGATGTATTCGTCAAGGATCAAAGCCTCATCCGTGGTATCATGTTCGCCGACGGTGCCCCGCGTCATGAAGCTTCGTACATCCTGTGTGATCAACTCGTCGTCGCCTGATCAGGCTCTTCTCATCTTTAACAAGGAGCTTCATCATGGCTGATTTGAGTATGCCGCAAACGACGGGTGGTCAGAAGACTGCCGCTGTCATTGCAGGAGTAGAAGCCGCCGATGTGGTGGTCACGGCCGTACCGGGCCGTGTCTGTAAGCTTGTAGTCACCACCGCTGGTACGGCTACGCTTGAGCTTTATGACCATGCCACGGCGTCGTCTGGTGCCAAGTTGGTGTGGAAGAGTGTTGCTGAGCCAGCTGTTGGTACGACTTATGTCCTGGACATTCCACTTCAATATGGACTTGTCGCCAAACAGGTGAATGGGTCGGCCGCAATTACCGCCTTCTATACGGAAGATGGTGTTTCTGGGGCCGTTGCTGACAAGTCTCTAGCCACCACTTCGGGTGGGCAGCATTCGAGTTACCACGCCGCTGGCGCGCCGGGAGCGTCTGTCGCTTCGGCCGTGCCAGGTCGTCTGTGTAAGATCTCGGTTCTGTCTGCTGGCTCGGCCGTAACCAACTTTTACGACCATGCGACCGCCGCTTCTGGCGTAAAGGTTTACACGCTTGTCGGTACGCCCACGGTTGGTGACGTGATTGAAATCCAGGCCCCTCTAACGGCAGGTCTTTTCGTGGCTGGTGCTACCAACACGAGTGCCGTTCTCGTGACGTATTCCAAGGACACGCCGCTCGGTCGGTAACCTCCTCCGCATTTTTCTTCACCTACGAATAGAAGGTCTACCACATGGCCGCGACTCATTTGATTGACCTGGAGGGCGTCAGTTCCCTCGGGTATTCCATTGTCCCTGGTACGACGATTTCGAGTGCCACCACGACGGATGGTACGGCCGTCGATTGTCAAACCTTTGAAGGGCCGATCCACGGCTTCTTTCTTACGGGTAATGCGGGCGATGCTTCGACCGTCATCACCTTCTCGCTCGTTGAATGTGCTACCTCGGGTGGTTCATATAGTGCAATTGCAGATGGTGCCCTTGATGCGCTCGCGGCTTCTGCCACTGCGAATGACAACCTTGTCATGGTGGTCAGTGCCAAAAAGAGAACCATGCGTTATGTCAAAGCGCGTGTGGTGACGGCTGGTGGCACCCCGTCTGTTCCGGCTTCGGCTTTCATTCTGGGCCGAAAGAAGATTTCGGGCGCGGGCAATGGTGCCCAAGTCAACTCATACTGATCCATCATTTTTGATGGTGTACAGGTAGGAACGGGAGTTACCCTACCTGTACAGTATATCCCTATACATGATTAGGTTTTTATACGTGTCACTCGTTACCGTTGAGTACCTGAAGATTCATCTTGGCCTAACTGGGACTGTGCGTCACGACGCGCAGTTAGCTCAATGGGGCGCGGGTGTATCGACATTGGTACAGCGGTGGTGTGGTCGAGAGTTTGTCCAAGCTTCACTCACTGAATTTTATCATACCAATGGCACAAAGAATATTGTTCTTCGTCGCCGACCTGTAACATCTGTTGAGTCTGTCCATCTTGACTACACCGGCTATGCGGGCCAATCTCAAGATCCATTCCCAGTGTCATCCCTACTTCGTGAAGGGATTGATTATTATTTGGATGAACGATCTCCAGGTCTTTCCAATACGGGTCTTCTCGTTCGATCGAAAGGTGTGTGGCCTGAGAGAGTTCGAGCTCGTGAACCGGATAAGCTGGTCGCTGAGAGTTATCCACTTCGTGGAAATCTGAAAGTTTCTTACACAGGTGGTTATGCGGAGATTCCTCAAGACATTCAATTTGCTTGTGCTCAAATTGTCTCCTTTGCCCGTCGGTCGGCCCCTTTTGGTGCGGCTCCTGTTATGGAACGTCTTGGCGATCACTTGTACAAGATTGGTCAAATCGCCCTTATGACGGCTCCGGAGTTGGGCTCGGCGCGGCAGATTCTGACGATTTACAAGGAGATGCCCTGGTGAGCTTCTCCAATTTTTATGCTACTCAAGAGATCACTCTCGTCCGTCCCCGTATTGTCAAAGACTCATCGGGTGGCTCGAAGCGAGTCTGGGGCCCAGCAGAAAACGAAGGTCCTCGTGAAGCGAGTGTTCAGCCTGTGACGGCAGAAGATCGGGCATCGCTCGGTCAGAGAATGATTCACGCTACTCACAAGATTTACCTTCGAGAGAATCCAGGATTTAAGCGTGGCGATCGGGTCGAGTCGAATGATGGCCGGATTTTTCTGGTCTACGGCTCCTTGGACGCGGCGGGCTTGGGTCGGCTCTGGACTTTGCTTGTGCGGGAGAAAACGTAATGTCGGTTCCTGATGCTCCCACTTTTTCGGCGGAACGTACCTCGGATTACGAGATTACCCTTACCGCATCTCATGCTACACTTTCTGTGGGAATCTTTGCTTGGTCTTCTCTAGACAATCGTATTCTTGAGTTAGGTACTTTGTCTTCACCCGGCTCGATTATTTTCCACGCTTCCGAAAATAAGGCTTCCGTCTTTTACGCCGTTACGATTGGACCAGACGGATTTTCTGTTCCCACTTTTGCTTGGGCTTTCCCTTTAGCTCCAGACGATCTACTCGGGTCGGTTCATGCTCACTTCAACTCTTACCCCACCCTGTCTGGTCTTGTACCAGGCGGTATGTGGACAGGTGAAATTCCAGAGACAGGTGAGAATGGGGAGGATCTTGAAATCCCCTATGGTTCCGTTGAGGTCAATGGCACCGAGTTCGAGTGGACAACCGAGAATTCTTATCTGGAAAAGTCTCGTCTCGCTTTCACGTTTTGGGCATCTGGAGCTAAAGAGGCGTCTGCCATAATGAGAGCCTTTCAAGACTCTTATGATTGGGAAACAATTCCAGTTACCTCTGCTGAGTTTGTTTCTTCTCACTGTCTTCATCGTCGGCTTCAAAGCGTACCGGCTCGCGATCGAGAAGGAAACCTTGTCTTCGTAGGTTCGCTCACCTATGAGGTGATCTTGCATCGGCAAGATCCCTGACGAAATCCCTTCTCGTCTCTTACTTCCATTTCGACCACATCCAACTTTCTTGTACGGGAGTACACACATGGCCACGACTTACACGGGTCGCTATACCGCTGGTCTTTCTTGGGTCCTGACGAAAGAGAATGACTTTGGCAATACGGTCCAGTCGAATAGCTTCTCGTATGCGAAGTCGATTGCGAGTGGTACAGGCGCTGATCAGTCCAACATGATTTACATTGCCCAAGGTTCCATCTCGGCTTCGGGCACGTTGGCTTTGGATCTTGCGGGCAGTCTTGCAGATGTGTTTGGTACGACCATTACCTTTACGAAGATCAAGGGTGTTTACTTTGATCTTCTGACGACCCCTGCGGCGGCGTCTTCGGTGGATTTTGGGGGTGCGGGTTCGAACACTTGGGTCGGCTTCTTTGGTGATGCCACGGATGTGCTGACGATTCGCGGCGGCTCCAATTTCTCCACTTACTGTCCGGACGCGACAGGCTATGCCGTGACGGCGGGTACGGGCGACCAACTCTTGCTCACCAACAACGATAGTTCGAACGCGGCCCATTACAAGCTTGCAATTGTCGGCGTGGTCTGATCCGTTTCTTTCACTCACACATTTATCAGGATTGGATTACGCATGGCTATCATCAGTTCCAAGAATGCTCGCGTGCGCATTGACGGCACGAACTTTGCCGCCACGAAATGGTCGGTCGATGTCAAAGCGGATGAGATTGATATCACGAATTTTGAGACGGGCGGATTCAAGGATTACTTGACTTCGTATGTCGAAGCAATGATTTCAATCGATCTTTTCTATGACACGACAAGTGGCCCGTTTGATACGAATCTTTTGTCGGTCGGTAGTCAGCCAGTGATTCTGCTTTACACTCAGAGAGATACGGCTCAGGAATTCTTCTCGTTTCCGGCGTCGATTGTTCTTTCCGCGAATGTCAGTGCGGAAGTCCGGGATGCGGTTCGTGTGAGTGTGACGGCTCGTAACAAGGGTGCGTTCCTGTATCCGGGTAATGCGGTCGCCTTCACAGGTATCTCTTGATTGTCTTGTCTATTCTATTACTTCTTCTTAACAACTAACGGTTGATAATAATGGGCGCAGTAGCAAAGGGCCTCGCGGCTCCAGTTGAGTTCGAGTTCGAGGGTTCGACTTGGAAGCTTTCTCCGTGGACTTATGCGGTTCAAGAGGCTTACGAGACGCATCTCGAAGGTATTGTCTTCAAGAAGCTTAAGCGCCAGCGGCTGAATCTTACAGCCACCGAGTACGATGATATGCTGAGGGCGGCGACCCGAGACATCGCGACCGGGGTCTACACGTTTGGTACAGAGCTTGTCGCGGAATCGCTCCGCTCTCTGTCCAACATGAAGATGATGGTCCTGATCATGCTCAAACAGGGTCACCCGACTCTTGGTATGGAATTCGTTGACCGCGTCTTTGATGACGAGGTGACGTTCAAGGAAATCATGGCTCGGATGAATGCGGCGAACTCTGACCCAAATGGTCAGACCCCGGCGCCTCCGGCCGGGGCCCGATGAGTTTTGATGACCTGTGCGCAAGCCTGGTCCAGAATTATCATTTGAGCCATGATCAAATCCGACGTCTAACTCCTTATCAGGTCCGTAATCATTATAGTAAGGATCTCTCGAAAGAGAAAGAAATCGACGCGGACGTTTTCTGGGACGCATCGCCACAGAAATTGTTCCAAGACGCATGGACCTCACGGGGATATACAGCCACTTTCGCCGCCGCCAAGTGGCTCGAGGAACTCAAGTCTCCTCGATATACAAACCCCGAGAAAGGGTCTCGCGTTAAGGACAAGTGGTCGGGTGCGGAGTACATGAGCTAATTTATTTCTTTAATATACCCAAAATCTTCATAGAGAAAGGCGGCGGCGAAAGCCGCCGCCTTTCTCTATCTCACATGGTCAGGACCTGAGCGATGTCGGATTTCGACAAGATGGACCCGGTGGCGATGTTGTCGCGGCGGTTCGGAGAATTCGACCGTCACCTTTCGTCGATGTCCACGACCCTATCCCACTTCCAGCAGAGTCTGGAAGCGATGGGTTCGATGGCGGGTCGGCTCACGGTCTTCTTGATGGCGGCGTCGGCGTCTCCTGGTGTCAAGCCTATGCCATGGGGTGTAGCCGCCGCATTGTCAGATCGGAATCTTGGTAGGGCTCCACGCTCTGGAGGAGGTGGAGGTGGAGGTGGTAGCGGGGGAAGTGGTAGGAG